AATAGGAGATGTGAACTTAGAAACGGTCTCCAAGTCCGTTCAGTCCGTCTTACTCGACTTGATAAGCAACCAAGACCTAACTGAGATTAGCAGTGTTGTTATCCGTCAAAAGTCGCAGTTCCGTATCTTTTTTGAAACTGCCGACACCCTTGGTGTTATCGGCGGTTTACGTCAAGCCCAAGGTGGCATATCCTTCGAGTTTGGACAACTACTCGGCATCGACGCATCATGTGCGGCGAGTGGGTATATCGGTAAGACTGAGTACGTAATTCACGGCGACTCTGATGGTAAAGTACACAAGCAAGAGTCTGGAAGTGATTTTGATACCAACAACATTTTCAGTGTGTTTCAGACTCCCTACTATTACTTTGGTGATCCTGAAATACGCAAAATATTTTACAAGGTATCTACATACCTTCGCTCGGAAGGGACCAATGAAATTGTCCTAGCTGTTGTGTATGATTACGAAGACAGCGACGTTCTTAATCCGGGCAACTACACACTAACGAATGAGGGAGCCGCCGCGTTTTACAACGAATCCCTCTACAACGGCTCAGGTGTAATTTTTGACGGAAACCCCTCGCCGGTTATTGATACCAACTTCTCAGGATCAGGGAAGTCTGTGAGTTTCCGTTATGTAACCAACGATACCAATGCAAGTCACAATATTCAGGGTCTCGCAATCCTGTTTGGCGTAGGAGATAGAAGATAATATGGCAGGCTATACCAGACAGTCCGTAGCGGACATCATTTCGGGAGAGGTGGTAAAGGCCGCACCATTAAACGCGGAATATAACGCAATTCGAGATGCCTTCAAGTTTGCAGGCGGACACAACCACGATGGGTCCTCAGATGAGGGGGCTTATATCGGTCTTATTGCAGACACCGACGGCAACAATAAGGTCGTCGTAGATACAATCAACAACCGTGTCTCCATCTACGCAGAAGTCAGCGGTGCCGCAGTAGAACAGGTCCGCATCCAAGACGGTGCAATCGTCCCTGTCACTGATGACGACATTGACCTCGGTGCATCCGGTGCTGAGTTCAAGAATCTCTACATTGACGGCACAGCCAACATTGATGCCCTCGTATCTGCCGCAGTGACCATCACAGGTGGTACGATTGACGGGACTAATATCGGTGCGACAACTCCGGGTACAGGAGCATTCACAACTCTATCTGCTTCTGGTGGCATCACGGGAGATCTTACAGGTGATGTAACTGGAGACGTTACAGGAGACTTAACTGGGGATGTTACTGGGGATGTCACGGGTAATGTGACAGGTAATGTCACCGGCAACGTCACGGGGAATGTTACAGGTAACGTAACCTCTACCGGAACTTCCACATTTACAACTGTAGACATCAACGGCGGTGCAATTGATGGCACAGCTATCGGTGCTTCTTCTTCCTCTACAGGTGCCTTCACTACCGTAACTACCAGTGGACAAGCAACACTTGATACCGCTGACATCAACGGTGGTACAGTAGACGGTGCAGTTATTGGTGGAACAACTCCGGGGGCTGTTACAGGTACAACCATCACAGCCAACACTGGCTTCACAGGAACACTGACAGGTAATGTAACGGGTAATGTTACAGGTAACGTAACTGGAGATGTCACAGGTGATTTAACTGGGGATGTCACAGGTAACATCACCGCATCCACAGGCTCTTCTACTTTTAACAACGTCACAATCAACGGTACGTTAGACGTAACCTCTACAGTGATTAGCAACGTATCTGATCCTGTAGCAGACGGTGATGCGGCGAATAAGGGATACGTAGATACACAGGTATCCAACCTCGTAGACTCTGCCCCCGGTGCCTTAGACACACTGAACGAGCTTGCCGCCGCAATTGGGGATGATGCAAACTTCTCTACAACCATTACCAATTCTATTGCGACGAAGCTTCCCTTAGCAGGTGGCACCATGACTGGTGCGATTGCGATGGGTACAAGCAAGATTACTGGCTTGGGTGACCCGACTGCCGCACAGGATGCCGCTACAAAGACATATGTAGATACACAGCGTGATACCCGCCTTGCACTGTCTGGTGGTACGATGACAGGTAACATCACCCTCGGTGCGAACAAGGCGACATCCACAGCTACACCGACAGCAGACGATGACTTAACACGTAAGGCGTATGTAGACAGTATTTTGGGCAGTTCAACAGCCGCCGCTACGTCAGCCGCTAATGCCGCAACTTCTGAAACAAACGCCGCTACCTCAGCGACAAATGCGGCAACATCAGAGACTAATGCGGCTACGTCAGCTACGAATGCCGCCGCTTCGTACGACTCGTTTGACGATAGGTACTTAGGCGCTAAGTCTAGCGCACCAACACTGGATAATGATGGTGATGCTCTCCTTACTGGTGCACTCTACTTCAACACAGTGTCCAACACGATGTTTGTGTACACAGGCTCTTCGTGGGCAGAGGCAGGGTCAGCAGTCAACGGTACCTCAGAACGTACGACGTACACAGCAACAGCGTCACAAACAGACTTCTCGGTATCTTATGACGTAGGCTTTGTGGATGTATTCCTCAATGGTATTAAACTGCTTACGGGCACAGACTTCACGGCAACAGATGGTGCAACAGTCGTACTGACTACAGGGGCTACTGCTGGTGATATCGTAGACATCATTGCTTTCGGTGCCTTCAGTGTTGCGAATACTTACACACAATCCGCCGCAGATGCTAAGTTTGCTCAGATTGCGAATAACTTGTCTGATCTTGCTGATGCTGATACAGCCCTCACAAACTTGGGATTGACTGCTACGGCAACAGAACTTAACTACATGGACGGAGTCACATCCAATGTCCAAACTCAATTAGATGCAACTGCATCAACTGGTAAAGCCATCGCTATGGCTATCGTATTTGGAGGATAACAATGGCCGCACCTAATGTTGTAAACGTAGGTACTATTACCGGCAAAACGGCAGTGCAAGCTGTTGGTACATCTGCTACTGCAATCGTAACGAACTCTGCTTCAAGTGGTAAAGTATTTAAGGTAAATGCTCTCTACGTATCTAACGTGGATGGCACAAACAACGCAGAGATCACGATTGACCTATATCGGTCATCTACTGCATACCACATCGCTAAAACTCTCGTAGTACCTGCTGACGCAACGATTGATGTGTTGACTAAGGCAATCTACTTGGAAGAGGGTGACGCACTGCGGTTGACTGCGAATGTCACATCTGATGTAGAAGCGATTTGTAGCTACGAAGAGATTAGCTAATGCCAACGTATTCGTCTGATTCGGCATCTGGTTTCTGGAGTCTTAAAGAATTAGCTAAGGCAGTTAGTTCTGATGGATTCCCGATAACGTATGACCCGTACTTCAACAGCACAGTGCTTTTGTTGAATGGGGATGACGCATCCGATGCAGGTCAGAACAACACGTTCCTAGACTCATCCAGTAATGCTCACACCATCACACGCAACGGTAATGTGACTCAGGGGTCTTTCTCACCTTTCTCAGTGGATGATAGGAAGTGGGGGAATTATTTTGATGGGAATGGTGATTATTTAAATATCCCTCACGATTCATCATTTACATTAGACGGTGCATTCACAATTGAAATGTGGGTGAATTTTACTTCAAATAGTCAAGCTTATTGGGATAGTATTGTATCTGTTGGAATAGACGCTACTGCTGGCGGTGGTGGCGCAACTATATACCACACTACCTCAGGTTCAGGCGGCACTGACGGAGGAGTTGCTTTTCAGTGCGGAGGCACTAACGATAGGGTTTTATCAGGTAGTATCAGAAATACTGGATGGAGGCACGTTGCCGCAACTAGAGATTCTTCCGATGTGTGTCGTTTATTTATTGACGGGGTATCACAAGGAAGCCCTATTACTAGCGCAGATAGTATAAATGCTACAGAATTTGGAGCAAGAGTAGGATTAGGTACTACGTCTCAGAATAATTATTATGATGGTTATGTATCTAATTTGCGTATTGTTAAAGGCACTGCTTTGTACACATCTAATTTCACACCTCCTACAGCACCACTAACAGATGTCTCAGGCACAAGCCTACTTACCTGCCAATCCAACCGCTTTGTAGATAACAGCAGTAATGCACACAGCATCACAGTCAACGGTGACACCAAAGTCGTCCCATTCTCTCCGTTCGCACCATCAGCGGCGTACACCCCTGCAACGAATGGGGGAAGTGCGTATTTTGATAGGAGTGGGGATTATTTGCAATTTCCTAGTAGTACAGACTTCCAATTTGGAACAGGGGATTTTACGGTTGAGTGTTGGGCGCAATATGATGGCACCAGTAATACTGGTCTTTGGCAAACAACGACTACAGGAGATCTTCAGTCTACAAGCGCAAATGTCTTAGCTATTGTTTGGTATCAAAATAAAATTTATTCATATATCAATGGTAGCGGATCTAACACTGGCTCTCCAACTATTAGCCCAAATACTTGGTATCACATTGCAATGTGCAGAAGCAGTGGGACAACAAAAGTATTTCTTAATGGTGTAGAAATTCGCAGTGTTGCAGACACTAGAGATTATACAGCATCATACATTGTTATTGGCGGGTATACCTCAACGTCGTATTTGATGGGTGGATATGTTAGCAACTTCCGCATCGTCAAAGGAACAGCAGTCTACACATCCGACTTTACACCTCCAACAGCACCCGTAACAGAAGTCAGCGGCACATCACTCCTCTGCAACTTCACCAACGCATCCATCGTTGATGCCACTGGCCGTAACGTTATAGAGACTGTCGGTAATGCACAGGTTGATACAACCACTGTGAAGTACGGCACAGGTGCGATGGAGTTTGATGGGTCTGGGGATAAACTAACCACTAGTAACTCAAATATTGGCGACTTTGGTACTGGTGACTTCACTATTGAGGCGTGGATTAACGCTGATTCTCTATCAGGTTACAATTCAATTATTGCAGATGATACATATAGTTCTGGCTCTACGCCCAATGCTTGGTGTTTTTATTTAGACGGCACATCTTTGGATGGTTGGAAAGGCGGCTCATCTATTTTAACTGGTGGTACGTTATCAGTAGGGCAATGGCATCATGTAGCGTGGACTCGCAGTAGTGGGACAATGTATCTGTTCTTAGATGGTGTGCAAGTTGCTACTGCATCAGATAGTACAAGTTTCAACCACGGTGATATTATTGTCGCAAGTAACGTAGGTAATTACTATTTTGATGGTCACATAGATGACCTCCGCATCACCAAAGGCATCGCACGATACACCGCAGACTTTACACCGCCCATAAAGCATTGGAATAGATAAATGGCAGGACATCCTACAACAACCAACGCAACAGGTAAGTGGTCACTCCGTCAGGTAGCGAAGTATGAGAGTGATGGGTTGTGGCCTGATGCCCCCATATCTATTGATTACCTAGTTGTCGCCGGTGGCGGTGGCGGTGGTTACACCATTGGTGGCGGCGGGGGTGCAGGTGGCCTGATATATACACAAAATGCTAAAGTTGTCGGAGGCACTACGTATATTATTACGGTAGGGGCTGGTGGTTCTGGCGGTATTTACGCAAGTCAAACGGACTCTACTAATGGGGGTGATAGCTCTCTGGCAGGCGGTACCCTCTCTGTTACTGCTATTGGCGGTGGTGCGGGCGGTAATAACTACGCTGATCAAAATCCGGGAAGTGACGGAGGCTCTGGTGGCGGTGGTGTAGGAACAACAGGTGTCGCTACCGCAGGCGGTTCAGGAACATCTGGACAGGGCAATGATGGAGGCACAGGTGGAAACTCCGGTAGTTCCGCAGGTTATAAAGGCGGCGGTGGCGGTGGTGCAGGAGCCGCTGGTCAAGACGCTGATGGGCTTATAGGAGACGATCTCTACGACGGTGGAGATGGAGGCGATGGCCTAGAAATCAGCATCACAGGTACTGCAACATACTACGCAGGCGGCGGTGGCGGCGGTGTCATATGGGGTAGTTGGCAAAATGCCATGTACGGAGGTATCGGCGGCCAAGGCGGTGGCGGCGACGGCGGAGACGGACCTAGTAACGGCACTGAACAAGATGGGGACGCAGGAACAGCTAATACCGGAGGTGGTGGCGGTGGCGGCGCATACGTTAAAAATGGAGGTGCGGGCGGATCTGGCGTAGTGATAATTCGTACTTTAAATACTGCTACATCAACCACTGGCTCACCAACAGTCACAGCAGATGGCTCTTACAACATTTACAAATTTACTGCTTCTGGGAGCATCACGTTCTAATGGCACGTTTTCCTACACGATATAACCACAGCGGTATCTTTGATCTGAATGAGATCAGCACTGCGGCTCACGGTAAAGATTGGCCACATGTGTATGGCACGGACCCTTATCGTGAGAATGTCATATGCGATTTACGTGCGGAGATAGACTATGATTATGCCTATCCTAGTTACTATGGGTTAGATTTTGTCGGGTCTAGCTTTAGCCCTGTTACGTGGACATCAACCGGATTTATCTATCAAGGTAATTTTACTCCTTGGTCAGCGTCAAAAGGACGTTGGGGTGTGGAGTTTTTTAGTGGTGCCGCTCCCGGCGAGTACTACTCATTTGCAGATGATTCTAGCCTCCAGTTTGGCACTGGCGATTTCACGATAGATTTTTACATTCAGATGAATGATAAGACAAGCTATCAGACCCTCATGGCTAAGGGGTACGACGGAACAGGTCATTGGGCAGTTCAGACTAGTAGTAACGATGGTAATATTGTTTTCTTTAATGGGACCACAGCAGTCGCTACTGAGTCAGGCACTACAGTCAATCTTGGACAATGGTACCGTATCACAATAACACGTAGTGGAACTGCCGTAAAAATCTATCGTGATGGTGTTCAAGTTGCTACAGGCACAAGTTCTACAGATTTAAATACAACTAGCGCACTTACTATCGGAAACTCAGCCGTTACAACAACCTATTACGTTAAAAACTCTACTTTTTCTAACGTCCGTCTCATCAAGGGTGAGGCTGTCACTCCAACAACAGACAACAATGAACCATTAGAGATTACGGCTAATACCGTACTCTACACCTGTGCATCACGCAGGCATGAAGACCTTAGCTCTTATGAGCAGACCATATCATTAAGCACTACATATATTCAGTGTTTACCCTACAGCCCATTCCCAGAGTTAGATCCATTCTCTATCTACAGAAACGCAGGCTCGTATCGTTTTGTGACGGGTGCGAGGATGAGTACAACCTCTACGGACATTATGGATTTTGGTACCGACGACTTCATGGTTGAGTTTTGGTACTACAATAAGGGGTCTGCAACTACAGGCTATAACACAATCATATCTAGTTATGATGGTGATAATGCAGAAAATGCACTTCGTGTTTATGCGAATGGGGGGGTAGCTAACCAGCTACTTGTTCAAGTAAATTCAAGTGGAACAACTTTATTTGCTATATCCAATGCGTGGCAATCCTATGAGTGGAATCACTTCGCTATTGCACGAGATAGTGGGACTACTCGTCTGTTTAAAAACGGAAAAGAAATCGCTTCAACAGCAGACAGTAACAGCTACGTCAATGGCGGATCAGGGGTTGGTGTTGGAGACGATATGTACAGTACGCTAGTGTATCCTGCAAATGGTTACATTGCCGATATGCATATTGTCAAGGGCTACCCTATTTATACAGAAGACTTTGATATCTACGATTACTATGGTGCCTCTCGTACTAAGTACGGATTAGGCTCTCCGGGGTATTACAACGCCGCTACTCGTACTCTTCTTTCTGGATTTAACTACGGGCAAGAAACAAGTGGCACCTTTAGCTTTATACGGTATGGTGGCACACAGTCAGACACTGACAACAATAATTACGAGAATAATTTCTACTTTGATGGGACTGGGGATTACCTCTATGGAGTGGCTGAAGGTCACGCTCACTACCTTTACGATAATGATTTCACAATTGATGGGTGGTTTTATGCCGAAGCACTAGGTAGCGGTAACGCAAATGGTATTTTTCATTTTACGAATGCCTATTTACCGAGTAACACTTCTGGCGTAGCCTTTGGAATACAGGCCGAATCTCCTTATGATTATTTTGTCTACTTTGACGGAACTCAATACGACACAAATGTTACAGCCACAGCAACAACATGGAAGCACTTTGCTCTTGTAAGACAAGGAGCAACTCTCACTCTGTACATTGATGGTACGAGTATCTGGAGTACGAGTGTGGGGACAACTAGCATAACTACATCTGCACTTAACCTAGGTGCGTGGTACTCAAGTTCATATACATGGTACGGGAACATTGAAGGATTCAGAATTACGAAGGGTGTTGCACGGTACACAGGTAACTTTACTGTACCGTCTGCACCCCAACCATTAGTCGGAGGTGTGGCGTGACAGACACAGAGTATGAAGCTCGTAGGGCTTGGCTAAAACAGCATAAAAAACGCAAGAGAGAATCGCCGCCTGCGGATCAACCACATGAGGGAGCACAATGAGTAAAGCAAGAGATTTAGCAGATTTAATGTCAACAGGTGGACAGCTTGCTGATGGCGTAATTAACGTAGCAGAAATCGGTGACCTCACTGCGACTGCCGCAGAGTTGAATACTCTTGATGGCTTCACAGGTGCTGTAGCAGACCTCAACCGCACAGACGTAACGACTGAAGGTACAACGGAAGCATCTAAGGTTGTGACTGCTGATTCAAATGGTGTCGTACTTTTTGACAACGGTGTTGAAGAGCAATTCACTACATTAACCATTTCTTCAAACTCTGTAACTGTTGATCTTCAAGACGGTAACAATTTTGAAGTTGATCTTTCTGACAATATCACATCGGGTAATTTTACTATCAGTAATCCTGCATCATCTGGAAATGTATCTTCATTTACTCTTAAGGTGATTCAGGGAGCGACTGCTAGGACAATCGCATGGCCTTCATCTGTTGAATGGCCTGCCGCTACTGCTCCGACTCTTTCTACTGATGATGATGCCGTTGACTACTTTGTGTTCATCACGCATGACGGCGGTACAACGTGGTATGGATTCACTGCTGGACAGGCGATGGGCTAATGAGTAGCGCAAGCAAAAAAGTAATTCAGGCCGCCGCAGGAAATGCAGGTGGTGGAGGTGCTTTCTATTCGTACTACAAAGAGTCGTACAATAATACAAGCTCGTTTGGCGGAATAAATTTTGATAAGGAGGAGGACGGCTCCTTAACAATGTCTGTTTCATCCCGTATCTCTGATACCAGTGGCAGACAGTATGTGCGTAAGATTGACCTTGGATCTGGAGATTTAACGTCTAGGTTTGAGTATCTATCAAACCACATCACCTATACTCAGTACTTGACCGGACCTTTGCATTATCGTGATGATGAGAATGCTGTCTACTTCGCATCTTTACAGAAAGGAGCAACTGGGCTAGCAACCGCAGATTTTCTCGTTGAGAAGTGGTCTACTACAGATGGATCAGCCATCTGGAGAAAAGTTTTTGATATTAGTGCAAACAGCGTTGACTACATCAATGGAGGATTCCTAAGATTCTTTTCTAACGGTGATCCGTGTGTGTGTTACTGTAATAACAGTAGTTCTTATGACGCTCTTGTGTCCACGGTTCGCTTTAATAAAAGTAACGGCAATATTACTTGGCAAAAACACTGGGGTGCTGACTCAACAGGAGATGCGGCTACCTTAAAGGATTTGTTAATTGACGATAACGATAACGTACTGATCCTACTGTCTGCAAATACCTTCCCACAGTCTGGGATGCTCACTAAGTTAAACTCTAGTGGTGTATGGCAATCTACGCTTGGCTTGTGGAGACCAGATAGGGCGGCGAGTGATCCTTATAGGCACTTTTATGCCGACAGGCTGATGAAGGATAAGGATGGTAACATTCATATGTCTTGTTACTTTTCTGAGACAAGTGACAACCGAAATAACGACGTATTGCATTCCATCAAGATGGAGATTGACCCTGATGCCACAACAGACACAACATACAATGTGACGATGGTGTCTGGCGGAGGCGATGCGTCAGACAAATCTAGCCATGAATTTTTCTACGATCCAGATACAAATATTTATTATCAAGTTAGAAATCTCTCGGATAAATATAATCAAGCGACAGGATCAAACGGCAGACGCTTCAGTATGGGATTGGAGGCTTTCAAGTCTAGACAACAGTCCGGTACAAGCGAAAGGCTTTGGAGGTTTACAGTAGGGGCGTCATCTAATTCTGCGCCAAGTAAGGCTATAAGCAACATATATCCATTTACAGATGGAAGCGGTTTTGTTTATCACCATGCATTGCAGGGAACAACTACAGATCACCATTTTATGTTATCCCCCGTTTTAGGTAACACCGACTATCCATCTGTTGGTAATGCGACTTTAGATAGCACTACTTATTATGTACAAGCCGACAAGGCTACAGCCGATATGTCTATGGACGACCGTCAGGTTTTAGCTGAGTGCTATACCGGATCTGATTGGGGGTCTGGCTATATTGGCGGTTGGGCCAATAACTATAATGTGACTCACACATGGAGCAATACAACTGTTCCTACAATGACTGCCGACACCGGAGACACCTCTGTTGATGAAACTGATTTTGAAGACAACTTCAATGCTTTATAAAGGAGAGTTAAATGTACGTTAAAGTGACAAACGGCACACCGACACCATATACAATTGGTCAACTACGCCGTGATAACCCAAACGTGTCATTTCCAAGAATCATTCCTGATTCGGTTTTGGCCGACTACAGTGTGTATCCTGTTTCCGCAGGAGATGTTCCAGATTTCAACGAGCGTACAGAGACGGTAACTCAGTCTGACACTCCTTCTGTTGTCAACGGACAGTGGGTTTATACATGGACTAAATCAAGCAAAACAGACGATGAAATATCTCAATACGATAGCGTCATTGGCGAAGGCGTAAGAGCTAAAAGAAATGAGTTGCTGAAAGATACAGATCATTATGGCTTGTCAGACGTTACGATGTCAGCCGCAATGACAACATACCGTCAGGCTCTCCGTGATATTACAGACCATGCGAACTTCCCTAACTTGGAAGACGCTGACTGGCCGACTAAGCCGTAAGGAACCCCAATGGACATGATGCTCTGGAACATTCTCCTCACAGCCCTACTCGGCCTCATCGGTTGGTTTGCGACACAGATGCACAGTGAATTGCACCGTATCAACATCCTTCTCAACAGAACACGGGAAGAGATGGCGAAGGAGTATGTCACCAAGGCTGAAGTCCACGCAGACATCAACCGTGTGATGGATCGTTTAGATGCCCTAGATGCCAAGCTAGACCGCTTCTTAGAAAACAGAGTGATAGCGCAGTGATCTTTGAAGCGA